TGGGCGGGTAGTCCGAGAGGGGCAATGATCGCTCCCCCGTCCGGGCTCTCTGAGGAGGTTTCGTCAAAGACAAACCACCCTTGCCCTCCATCATTGTGGCTATAGTAGCCAAAAACATAAGCTGCTGCATACAGAGATGTATCCAAATTGACCAAATCATCTATTGTTCCTAAGAAAACAGTCCCCCCAATATTTCCAGTGGGTCCGCTTGGGGCTCCCTCAACATTGGGCATAGTCCAAATTAGGACTCCATTTACATCTTTAAGCACAACATCGTATAGCCCATTACCAAGCCAAACACCCCCGTCTCGAACATAGCCCTCAATATCTAAGGGTTGCGGGTTTTGGGCAGGGTTGTCAGTTGTGTTGTCGGTGTATATTTCTTTAGGGGTAGTAGTGCCGGCAAAATAGAACTCCACACTCCCTGATGAAAGTGGGTTGGCGTTTGAGTCAAAAAATCGGGCTCTCGGTGAGCTATAAAATAATGCAGTCATTTACTTATTACTTCCCATATATCTTTCTTGCGTTTTCTAACTTGTCTAGATTCATCATCAGAGACATCTGTCACTGCTCGACCTTTACTAATTTTACCACGGGGCGGGCCTCCCAAGTTATTTAGGTTCGATAGTGTTTTGTAAGTGAGACTTGTCGGCTTGGCGTAGCCCTCGCCAAGTTCGCTTGTGAGCGCACTTTCTTGACTTGTTAAAATATCTGCTAGTCGTTTAGTATCTTGAGGATCTACCTCTTTTTGGTTTTTTAATAAAAGTGCCTTCATTAGAGTGACTGCCTCTTTGGGACTAGCCGGTAAACCTACAGCATCTTTCACGTCTTTCAACTGCCCACTTAATCCGATTAACTGAGGGTCTCCAATAGAAGTTAGCCCTTTAATGTACATTTTTAACTCTTCAAACGAGACGTTGTTGTACAAGTCCTTGATGAGTTCTTTGTTGTCATCTAAAGTACCTAGCAACTTGTCTTTAACCTCCCCTGTAGTAGCTTGTGTTCTAATCAGCTTATGCTTCATCCAAGCATCTCTTATTTTCTTAAATGTGCCTTCGTCTGAGTTATCATAGCCCACAAAAATCTCTTTAAGAGCTCTCAACTTTTTACTGTTACCCATAACTGCCTTGGCCACCGCCTTCGCATCTTTTAAGCTAGTTGGGTCTAAGTCATCTTTAAGGGAGGCCATGGTTTTTAAGAAGTTAGTGATTTCTTCATTGGTTTTCTTTAGTGTTTCGTAAGTTGATGGATCTGCTTTTTTAGTAGCATCCATGATAAAGTCACGAGTCATATCCCTCAAGTCTGAAATTACTTTATCTTCAATCGGATTTTTCTCTAGAGGGTTCCCCATCACCGCATCGTTTTGCAGGCTTGAGCGCACTTTGTTTATTTCAAACGCAAGAGTGTTTCCATCCTTATTCTTAGTGCCTGCGGGCAACGAGCCATTTAGACGAGAGTCTATCGACACTATTAAACCCTTAGCTCTTTCAATTTGTGCATCAATGGCTGCATTAACTTTGGGGGCAACTTTGGGGTTGTCAAATAAAACAGGTTTTTGACCCGTTACTTGTTGTTTAGTTCCAGTAACCATAGCGGGTTGCCCGGAAGGGTCAACGATAGTGTTGCTTGGAACTAGAGTAGGAACCTCCTCCACAGTGTCTTCCATGCGAGAGGCTTTGTTCTTTTGACTTTGAAGATCCTCTACTAACTTCTCTAATTCCCCTTTAAAAGATTTTACAGCATCGTCATCCATGGCCTTGTCAATCTCTAAGCCTTTGTCGCTCTGTAAGATATTCTTGTAAGTATTTTGGCGCTTAGAGAAAAACTTGTCCTTAGCTTTTTTTGCTGATTCTACCATCAAATCGCCTGCACCCTCTAGGGTGGGGGCTTTTGAGTAATTAATCTGCTTGTCAATCCCTTTGATTAACTTCTGATAAGTATTTTCCCATTGACGATATAGCTTCGGACTACGAGTGGCGAGCGCCCGTAGATCTGTGGCGGCTGCTGAGTTTCGATTAGCAAGTCCAAGTCCCGGGTATAAATCGTCCTCATTTTTAATGCCAAGCCTATCCTTGTACCAAGATAATGCTCCCTTTTCGTACTCGTCCCCACGTTTACCTCCGAGTATCTTCTTAGCCGCAGGAGTGTTGGGATTAAGTGGACCTACTTGTAGGGGCTTTGGAACATTCTGTTGTACTATGTCTTTCCATAGATCGTAAGCCTCATTCCGGATCTTATCGCCAGTTCCCGAAAAGAACTTATCTTTAATCTTGCCTGCGCTTTTTTTGAAACCTTCACCCGCTCCCACAAACCCCGCACCAGCTCCGGCTCCCATTAATGTATTAAGGCCGTAGTCTGTGGCATCTGGGTCAGCAAGAAATTGTTGCTTACTTGAAGCAGTCTCAGCGAGTCCCTCTGCTCCTCCGATAAGCCCTTCTTTAAGTAACTTAGTCTTGAATCCACCCGGGACAGGAAATGGAGCTAAGGAGGCTGCAAGAGATAGAGGTAGGGTCGGGCTACGTAACATATCCCCACCTACTTTGCCGAGAAACGAGTCTGAATCAGATTGCAATCTCGCACCTTCCACAGATGCGGCAAGTTTTTCATCGTCAGTAGCATCTTCAGGAAGACCCCCTAACATAGCAGGTAGATCTGGAGATAAGGTTTCCTGTAAAGACATTACTTGTCTCCCAGGTCTAGATGCAGTATCCCCGAATCTGCCCCCAAAGGAAGGCTCCTCTCCCATTGCGATTTCTCTAAAACCTGTAGGGTTTGCCTTATATTTATCAATAAACGCCTCCATTGGGAGGTTCTCGGGATTATCAATAAGTTTATTATCCATCACATACTTGAATACAGCTAAGGGATCGTCTACCATTGTAAACTTGTGTGTTAGTGGATCAGCACCCTCTCTTTGGTTTAACTCAGCGTAAGTTTGCTTAATAAACTCAAGATCTTGTGGAGTTAGTTTATCTTTTCGAGAGATAGTGAGCGTGTCCTTACGCCTAGGATCGTAAAATTCATATTGAAAAATACCTCCCTCGTCTTTTAGTAATTTAGATAGTTCACTATGTTTAAAAGCCTTAGCTTTTCCTTTGCGGGCTGCTTCTTCTCTCTGCTCGGGAGACAACGCTAATTGCGGAAGCACAAACCCTCCCGGCCTATCTATCTTTTGGCGATACTCACTCATCTCTGCTTCTGAGGGCTGGTACTCATCGGAAATAGCTGGTTCATAAGGAAGTAGATCTGGACCCCCTCGACGACCTAGGGGTGCGGGGCGCACCTCCGGAGCATCCCTATCTGTTCGCAGGGCAATAGAGTCTAGTTTAGAAAACCCATCCCCAAGGTCCCTAGAATCTCTGTTTGCTTCCTCAAGCACCCAAAGAGGGACATTATCTGTTTTCTTATACGTACCATTGGGTCCGTAGTATCCTTGTTTTATAAGGATCACTTTTTGTTTGTCAGGTAGGTCATCAAATATCATTCTTACCACTCCCCACTTTCTACTAGTCTCTGCGCCTCTTCGTCGCTAATACGAACTTTTTGATCCCCAAGAGGGACTCCCGCCACATTAAGGTTTTCAACTTTAAGTGTGCTGTTGCCGTTCTCGTCAGTCTCCAAACCTAGTAGTGCATTAATAATCTGCCCTAAGAAACCAACCTCTTGTTCAATAGCTTTCGCATCTTCTTTTTTGGTGGCTTCCCTAGTCTTTTCTATTTGGACTCTTAGTTTTTCCCGATCTGGGTCAGACCCCTTGTCTGTCTCTAAGAACGCCTCCGCTTGTGCAATCAGAGTCTTAGCTTTGCCCATCAAGTCAGCAGCAATGCCCCCATCTGTAGGCATTGGAGTTCCTACTAGGAGTGGGGTCATTTGCGAACTCATAACAGTTTTAGGTACTTTATCGTCTATATATTCAGCCATCGCAGTCGTAATAAGATCTTTGTCATCCTGTGGCAAATATTTTGTACGAGCTGCTGTATCCGCACCTCCGATGTTCTTTGCGTTCTTTTTAGCCTCAGTTAGAAATGTGTTATAGTTATTCTGAGACATTGAGATAATGTTGGATGCTTGAACTAGGATCTGCCACATTTGTTTAGGTTGGTCAGTAGCTGCCGCTTCTTGGGCCTCCCTCAACAAACCACCTTTTCCTTTCGGCCCGAAAAGAGTTTTGAATCCTTCCCCAAGATCCTGAACACCCCCAATGAAACTAGAGACCGCATTGGCTCCTAAGAATCCCTTAACCTCATCCGAGGTTACTTGAAGCCCCGGTTCAATAGCTCGACCCAAAGCCTTTACTGCCCCAAACAACGCATTTGGTTGGGATTTATATTGGTTAAAGTTATCAATATAATGCTGAATTTGATCTGCGGAATCTTTCACCAAAGATGAATTGGTTATCCATTTGTTGACAGTCGCTCCCCCTAATACTTTATCCACAGTGCCTTGGAGTTTAGTGAGCACCTCATTTATAAGATTTGAATTTTTGCCTCGTTCATTAGCTATTATATTTCTCTGCTCGGCCAACTTTCCACCGAAAGTCTCTGATTGGGAGGCAGTGTCAATCACTTTGTTCGCATCTACACCCACTCCCACCGCTTCGCCTTTAGCTATATTCATCGCTTGCTTGGCTTGTAGCCTAGCCGCATCCTTCTCCAGATTAGTGGGGTCCGCAAAAAGTGCGTTTTGTGCTGCTAGGTATTGGTTATAAGCTGTCGTTAGGTTACTAATCGCATTCTTCTGCTCTAGAGATAAGCCAGGGTCTTTTGGCCCTTTACCGCCTGTTCCCCCGAACTTCATCGCCTGCTCCCCTAACAAATACTCCCGAGCTGCCGTAGGATCAGTCTCCCAAAGTTCTTGCGATCTATCTGCTCGTTGGTTTAATAAGTTCTGATTAGCTTCAAACATCTGCTCAAAGATTGGGTATTGTTCCGAACCTTGCATAGGAGCCGCTGTTAGCCCCATTTGAGCAAGAGTGCTTAATTTAGCTTTGTCTTCATTCCCTGTGCGAAACTTATCTATAAGTTTATTGAATAGAGGACGACGAATCTGTTTAGTGATTCCCCCGCCAATCCCTGCTCCGAGATTCTTACCTAGTCCCCCAAATATGTTTCCGGGACCCATCTGCATAAGTTGTGATAGTGGTGGCATTATTTATCCTTCCCTGGAACAAAACCATTCATTTTCATTCCAAATAGGTCTCTTAATCCAGGAGCTGCTGCGCCCGAGACCCCATCTAAGATCCCTTGCGTGAACCCGCCACGCATTTTACCTACTGCAAGATCTCCCATTCCTGCGGAGGGGTCAATCTGTTGGGTATAGGTTGGGAGCCTAGTATTTACAGAACTACTTACACCCCGCTCAAGGGCTCCACCTTGTCCCGCTAATCCTTGTAGACCTAATTGTGACACGTTCTGCGCTTGGTTATACTGTTGTTGCCCTTGTGCTACTTGGTTTAAATAGTTTTGTTGAGCTTGATTTGCTCCGTAACTTCTATCCCGCTCCATCGCTGCATACGCATTTCCGTAGCCTTGAGCTCCGATTTGTTGTGCACGATCCGCAATAGCTTTAGCGGCTGCCCCACTCATTAAACTACCTCTAGCCGCTGCTGAGGACTCAAGTTGCCTGCGTGCCTGATCTTGTTGATACGCAATAGAAGGGTCTAAATAGTCTGAAACTTGTCCTTGGAATTGATAAGCATTTGGGGTGACTGAATAGTCTTGCATCATTTGACCCGCCCCCAATGATGCAAGATTTGCGTAGGGGGCATACGTGTTGGCAACAAACTCGCCAGTGTCGGTAAACTCTTTTCCAAGACCCGCAGCCCTCCCTCGAGCGGCTTCTAATTCTTCTCTTTTTGCTGCCTCGTTAGCAGCTAATCCTTTTCGATATGCGCCCATTCCGGTGGGATCCATAAGCCAATCTATCATACAATCCTCCTTGGATCGGTTATCTTAGTCATAATTGAACCCTGCACAATAGTCCGACCACTCGAGCTCAAGTTTGGTAATTCTATAGTTCGTTCGTTGCAGTACGCTCCACCAACTAGGGTTGAGCCGTCCCACACTTGTAGGATTCCGGACCTCATGGAGAGGTCTGCTGTCGCTGGGGTGTCGTTGAGTAATATCTCACTCCCGTTGAACGTAACTCCAGATTCCCATACAAAGAGAAAACTTATTTCAGTACCTTTATAATTTAGGTATTCTGTGGTGGGTTGTGGGTCAATATTTAGTTTTTCTAACTGTCTCTTTTGTTGCCCCCATCTACCTTTGAGGCTATCCCCCAATGTGGAGAACCATTGAGACCAAATTCTACCATTAGATAGGGGATTCATAATGGGAGCCGGGCCTATGTTACTCATGGCTGAGCTCCTGCTTTTAAGCTAAGTCTTGCCCCTAAAATATGCCATTTGACAGGGGCTGACATTGAGATCTCGTACACACGTTCCCTTGATCTTCCGAGCCTACGAAATATCACTCTAGCTAGGTATTGCCCTACTCGACCAACAGTAGTTTTGCGTTGACTTGACCAAGTATGCCCCCCATCATCTGAGTGGCGCATCATTAATTCTGGATTGACTGCCTCACCTGTCTGCACACCGGATAAATATGGCTCACCTGCTTGGCGACCTATTCCAGTCTCCATGTCTATAGTGAACCTATCGTGAAATACTTGAGAGAGGTTTTGAAAGGTAATAGGGCCTCTTTGCAGTCTGACAATAGGTCTCCCATCCCATTCAATATATCGGTCTAAATCTAACTGCAAAATACGTGCGTTCTTTAGACCCCCCGCTAGAACTTTAGAGAACGCAAAGGTGGTATATAATATTTCCCAAAAGTTTTCTTTATTGATTGCTCGATCTCGGCTAGATCTCTCATGCCATTGCTGAGTAGTCAGGTCAAAAACAAATGTCCGGTTGCCTGTGATGAGTGTGAGTACATAGAATGTATGCCCTTCCTGTTGGTACGCAAACCCTCGAGCATCCGAAGTCAATCCCCCTACTTGCCCCAGAGCATACTCAATCGCATGGGTGGAGATTCTCTGTGCGTTGTAGCCATTTGACATAAACACTATGTTTTGTCCTGCTGTAGAGCTACCTAACCAAAACACTTGGCCCGCAATAGATGTGATTGAATTAAGCGCACCACACCCAATCTCTGTAGACGACCCACCCACTTTAACAAAGGGGAGGTCGGGATTTATATCGGCTCGCCACACCTCGTAAGATCGTGGTCCAAAAAACCATAGCTCGCCTTCTCGCACATCCATTCCAATTATGGGGTCTGCTGAAGACTCAGCCGATGCGTAATTTAGCGTGGGCCAATCATTCGCATCCAATAGCTCAGTGAAATAAAATCTATTCTTTGTGTTTACGTTGTCATCCGGGACAGGCTCTGTGCCGTCGTTAATGCACACAAGTCTACTATTTGAGAATAAAACTTTTATTGGTTTGGTAAATGGCAGGCTAGGGGTCAGTAGTGTCCCATCATCTAGCTTGTACGTCCAAAGGATTAGTCCGTCACAAAATACTAAGTGTATTCCATCATCCGTAAAAGAAACTGAGGAGGATTGTAGCCCGATGCTAGTCACTTGCAGCCAAGAGCCATCCTCTAGTATCTCTAGAACTTCTCCTGCAAAACAAGTAAATACTCGACCTGTAGAGGTTGTGTACAACCCCCGACAACTAGACTCGGGGTCTACTACGGAAATAGGAGACTCCCCTGTTGCCTCTACTTCACCACCTAAGTTAGCCACTGTATTGGTATTATTAAAGGTTTCGTAGGTAAACTGAGTAGTAGAGATGACAGAAGCCACGACAACTTGAATCTCATCATAATCAACTGTGCCATTTATATTAACAACAGTCCCTGGAATAACCTCAGAATCCGTTGTAGTGGACACGCTAACCACATTGGGGGTGGCCCCGTTGCCTTGGATAGCTTGTATGATCTTAGGGGGTGACTCTTTACGAGTGAACGTGAAGTTCCCCGGAGTTCCAATAATCTCGGAGGGGAATTTACCCTCACCTTCAGTAGATTGTGGATAGCCGTTTAACGTCCTACGGCTCGAAGAATTTGGGCTCCGAGCTTGGTAGGTTTGAGCAATCCAGTCTTGTACAAGAACTCGAGCCATTTTATGTCCTAAATATAAGAGTCCGTAGTTATATCCCAATAACCCGCACCTCGAGGAGTGCCATCGTGAGATAGCCTACGAGATTTGTTATTGAGCCTTTTAAGTCGTGTAATCGTTTTTACTGCCCTAGCTTCAAGCAAGGGAACCATTTCCAAGTTACCATAATCTCCTGCAAGAACTACTGCTAACTCAGCCACAAGAGCTGGGTAGTAGCCGGAAGGTAGACTGATTGTATCATTTAGTGTTTTAGCACTAACTACATTCTGTGAAGTTATGATGTATGGAAATGAATTTGCATTAGGGAATACTTCAATTTGACTAATTGGGTAGGTAGTATGTACTGTGTAGTAAAGAGGTATTCCCCCTGTTGCTCCACTTACATTTCTAAAATTAGAAGTTGCAGCATCGTCCGGGGATACATATTCAAGTGGGTAGTATTTACCTGACTTGTTAATTGCTACAGAAATTACTCGATTGGGCCTAGGCGCATCAACGTCCACAGCTCCTTCAGCAGCAGGGCCGATTTTTATTTTACCTGCATCTATAGTCGGGATTGCAACATTATACTCATCATTCACATACGGAAATAAAGAGTCAATGTTCCAGCCTTCTATAATATCGTTTAATTCCTGTAATGAATCACTAGCTTCAAGAGACTCTAGGGTTTCAATCGCATCAATAACCCCGGCTTTTTTAGCTGCTTGTTGGATTAAATCTCTAGCTGTCTTCATCACTATTCCTTAGAGGATTTCTTTTTGGTAGTCTTCTTAGTGGCCTTTTTTACGGACTTTTTAGCGGGTTTAGCAATAATTGCATCATTGCTGTACTGCTTAGGTGCTTTAGGTTTGTACTTCATTAGCATATATACTCCAAATAAAAGAAGGAGCCCCGAAGGGCTCCGTTAGGATTAGTATCCTTTTACTACAACTGCGCCATACTCAGGACGGATCACTTTAGTACCATAAAGTACGTCAAAGCGAACAGGGAAGTCCGAAGTTGCAATGTTATAGTCACGCACTAAGCGCATTGAGATACCTTCAAAAGACTCGCGAGATGCCATATCTGTGCCACGAGGAAGTTGGAGATCCGCAGATGCGAAAGTCATAAAATCCTTATGGAATACAAGAGTCTTCTGTAGGTCTGCAGTCAAGGCATCTGCTGTTACTGGAGCATCAGAGATGTTTTGGCGAGCATCGGTGTTAGCAGAAATGATAGGAGCTGCAATAGGAACTACTACAGCACCTGCGCCTGCGATCACTACATCTTCTTGTGCTGTCACATATACCTTTTGACCAACAAATTTCTTTTTAGTCTCAGGTTGTACTGCGTAAGCATCTGATGTGCCGTTGTTCAACTCAAACTGAGTTCCTTTAGGTATAGTACCCGCACCGGTAGCAGTTATGGTCATGGTAGCGCCTGCTGCTGAACCCGAATTTGGATTTCCTGCAGAGAAACTTACAATGGCAAAAGATGCTTCGGGAGAAGTCTCAGTTGTTGGGATGTATGAAGATTGATAGAAGTCAGCACCTGCAGTGCGGCCCATCATACCTTCACGGTATTGGCTAGAGATCTCAGATGAATCTTGGAAGAGACCTTTTAAAGTATCTACTAGATCCACTTGCATGAGAGTGTCAATTAGTACACATCGGTTGTTGTCCCGAGGAGTAGTTAAGTTGTCAAGGTACGCCTGAGAGATCAATATTGATTTCCAAAGGTCAGCAGCAGTGGCTGCAGAGACAACTGATTGGCCGGAAGCTGTACGTAGAACGTTTTGTTCGATGTCAGCAGCGATGCGAGACATAGCCGGCTCAATGATGCGTTTTGAGAAATCATCTAACTCTAAAGTCAAGTCTAGGTCAGTGAACTCAAGGTCAACACCTACGATTTCTTGAACAGTAAGTGGAACAGTTTGTTCAACGTAGTCTTGAACAGGAGCATCCATGACGATCCCTCTACGTACTTTAAACTGAGCTGGCTTTCTGATACGAAGGGTATCGCCAATTTTTGCACCAGTAGATGCGAATGATGAATCGTATTGCTTATTAACAGCACCTACGAATGTGAGTTTCTCGTGAAGGACTCTTAATGATTCCCGAGTAATTTGATCTGGGGTCAAAATAGAATTTGCCATGTGATCTTTCCTTTTTTACATGGGGCGCTCGGCCCCGATTTAGCGTTTTCGAACCTGTTTTCGCCTAGCTTTCATCCAATCCTCCGTGGAGAGAGATTCCATACTAGCTGGCGCACCAGCCCTACCTCCGTTAGACTTTGGAGTAGGTGTCGCATTTGTAACCGGCTTGGAAGTGCCAACGGTTTTAATACCCATCTTTAACTCCATTTCAAGCTGCATCAACTTGCGATCCCTTGCCCTCTCGTCCATGTAATTGAGTTGTTGAGCCTCTGTCGGGTTTTTTGCTAAGTAATAAGCCATTTTAGGACCTTGATCCGATTCACTTATCACCTGTAACGCATCTACCGGCATAGGTATGTCAACACTCCCCACTACATCAAGTAAGTCTGGGATTTCTTCAGAGACTGAGCTGACTCGTTCACTCCACATTTCAGCTTGCACAGAGGCTTGCTGTTGTTGGATATGGGCGGCTTGCTGTTTGAACTGCTGTTCTTGCAAACGATTATCCAACTGTGAATTGACCTTATAGTCAATAAAGTCTTCTTCAGAAGCGAACTCTTCTCGAGTCTTGGGCGCTTGACTAGCAAGTTTGCTTTCTAACTCGTGTTTTTGTCGCTCTAAGGCTGCGATCTTATCGGCTTGCTCATACTTCTTTGCAGTTAGTTTCGCTAGTCGCTTCTCGATGCCTTTTGGTAGCTCTGCCTTTTCACCCTCTGATTCTTGGGTTCCCGATGCCTCGGTATCGCCAACTTCTGTGGGTTCTAAGTTTCCCTCGGGTTCCGGGGTTGAGTTCGGTTCCTGTGCTAAGGGTTGTTCTGTAGGTTCTGCTTGATTAGCAGACTCAACTAAATCGAGGGATTGTTCATTGTCCATCCGAGCCTCTTCTCGTTAATTATCCTCAGTTTAATCCCTGAGTAGGATACCCGCTTTTAGGTGCGGGCTACCTTAAATCTATCTTATTTATCCACACTTTGTCAACATTTTATTCACCTAGTGTGTTGTTAATGTTAGTAGATACTTGTGTGGTCTCAGCTTGATCTGTGGATAGGGGTCCAGGAATAGGTGGAACATAGTCTTTAGATGAGAAGTTCCCCACTAAGTCAATGTCTGCTTGTTGTCCGGCTTTTAATACATCTCCTGCGAGAGATCTCATGTCTGACTCAGCATCTGCCTCTATTTTAAGTGCAGCTCTTTCATCTTCTCCAACTTGCTTCATTCTCTCACGAGCTAAAGCTCCCTCTTCTTTAATAAGAGTTTTTGCTAAATCAGCTTGGCGATCTTTGTCTTCGGCAATAATACGAGCTTGGAGTTGTTTAATAATTCCTTCCATTTTACCCATAGTATCTTGTTGTTGTGCCATCTGAGCCTGTGCGCCTTGTAGTTGCTGTTCGAGCTCCTCTTTAGTGGGTCCGTTACCTTCGTCAATAAGTGCTTGGATGTCCGGTAACTTACGTAGTCTTTCAGCAATCTCTAAAGAACCTGGAGCATCTAGGTTCTCTACTAAAATATCAGCCATCACCCCCATCTTATCCGGCATAATCTGACCCATTTGCATAATAGCATTAATGCTTTCTCGTCTACGAGACTCATAGGCAGGACCTGCAGTTGTCTCTATAGATGCGTTTTTAAGCACTTTAGGAGTTAGTATCTCGGACAAAGTAGTCTCTACGTATTGTGTTTTACCTTGAGCATCTCGCACCCCTACCATTCTAGGAGTGTCTCCAACCCATGCAAGTAGGTACAACATAACACGACCTACTTGGGCAATGGATTGCTCTAAGTTTTGCAAATAATGGGCAGTTGGGAGCTCTCCTTGATTTGCACGGAGTAATGCAGCCTTGCCACTTTCATTGGCAGCCTCTACTTGACCTAACATATTGTCAAAAATACCAATCTCTCGACCCATATCTTCTTGGGCTTTTTGGCGAGATGCCATCAGCCCGCCAGTTTGAGCTTGGTTGTCTGCCCGTTGGGGAGGTGGGACCATCTGTCCCCCGAGTGCATCGGGCTTGTAGGTTAAGGCAGAAGTAGCAATGCGATTAGCGTTGACCCAATCCTCCTCATATCCTTCAATTTGACCCTCGGCTATTACCCATGGAGCTTTAGGGGCTAAACTTGCTAATTCTAGCTCGTTAGACCCGTAGTAATTAACCATGCGTTGAGAGTCTTTGATCCAATGCACTATCCCAGCTAAATGTACATCTGAGTAGTTGTTTAGCATCAAATGATCCCCGTATACCGGGATTAGTGGGATGAATGGGATAGGAATTAGAGCTTCTTCGATCTTTTTGTTGCCAATATACCGAATGGCACGTACTTGTTTATTTTCAATAGTGCGAGCTTTAACATAGGCTTTATTGGGATTGGGCTGGCTATCTGTGGTAGTGCCGTCCTCATACCAATATCTTTGGACTTTCTCGCAGTCTATCTCATAGTAAGTAAAGTCTGCCACAGATCCATCTGGAACAGTCCAATGCTCAAAGATGTCTATACCGCCAAGACCTTGCCCGACAGCTTCATCCCCGTACTCGGCTTTTGCTGCCTCTTCGTCAATGTACTCAATAAACGCTCCGTGCATTGCATCCGACCCATCTGCTCGCTTGGAATACGGGTCTAACCAACAACTCATAGGATTGCGGACAATATCAACAGTCACTTTTTGCTCTAGTGAGTCATCGTCAATGTAGTCTGTACCTAGACGATACCAACCTAGCCCACCTGTTACTGCGTTTTCGTAGGCCACGTCAGTGACCTCTTTCATACGAGACTCAACCTCGACTTGGCGTACAATACCGGACAAAAGCTCAGTTAGTTCCTTGTTATCCGTCCCTACATTAACCCCGACAGGGTTCATTCTAACTGGATTGACTACTCGGTTAATATAAGACTTCGTGAGATTCAGAACAACTGTGGGTCTGCCGTCTTTTTTACGTTCTGCCTGCACTCCAGATTGCCATTGGTCTCCGGATGCAAATTCAAGCTGATCTTTGACGTAATCGTATGTCTTATTGTGGTATTCATTCATCTTTTGCATCCTACTCTGGATGCGCTGTCTCTGTTCTATCTCTTTTTTCGTAACCCTGGCCATACTTAACCTGCAAATACCTTCCCTAGACCCCTAAATCTAGTTAAATTTCTAATTTTCTTCTGAATCTCCTTGCTTTTAGCATGGATTCCAAAAGTCATGGAAAGCGCATCCCCAAAATCGGGAGATGGCTTACCTTTTCGTCTGAGTTGATCCTTTGATTCAAGTGCTAGTCGGCCTTTGGCATCAGCAATATAGATTACATTAGCTAATTCCATCACTTTGTTACCTTTTGGCAATGAGCCTGTGTTTCGAATCCAATCTCTCATCGCAACCCAAGTCTCTGTTCTTAAATTAGAATATTTATCGCCTCGTTTTGCTGCATAACTGCCATTAAACTCAACTATCTTACAAACTCCGGTGAGTTTTTCTTTTAACTCATCGACCATTCCGGCCCCAATTCCCACCCCATCAATAACTAAGTATTCGGGGCCGGTCTCCATTACCCACTCAATGACTTTTCGCTTGAGATCCGTTAATGAGGAGTTAGCCACATATTTTAGAAATGGAATGTCATTACCCTTTCTAACTAAAAAACACGAGGTGTCTTTACCAAATCGGGCTATGTCCAATCCTGCTACTTTTGGTTCGTCTGTATCAAACGGAATACGATCAATAGCCGATCTAAGTTCTGTTAGACTAATCAGTTGGTTATCTAACTCCATGTCTACGAATGAACCCTCTAGCTCTTGGGCAGCAAACGCACCTTCGTACTCTTCCATCAACTGTTGTATATATTCTTTACCTAGAAATGGATTATCCCATGTAGCAGCTTGAATATAATGAGTTGTAGCTCGCTGGCAAATGTCAAACACCCAATTATCCCGCCCACGAGGAGTGGTAGTGATGAAGATTTGGTACGGGAGTTTGTTCCTACGTAATCGACCCGCTGTTACCTCAAAACAATACTTGTCAAATAGGGCAGCTTCGTCTAGGATGGCACAATCGGCAGTTACCCCTCGAAGTGACTCAATCGAGTCCGAGGAGAACCCCCACACAATCCCGCCAGTGGCGGGGACTTCAATACGCATTTCTTGTTTATTGTATTTAAACTCTAGATTGTGATACCGCAACCGCTCTTGAATCTCGTGCATCAATACGATGCTCAACTGCTTATACGATTGAGACATCGCAATAATATGCCCCCCATTAGCTAATAACTGGGCGGCTTTCTCACTAGCGATGAATGTTTTACCAAATCCGATCCCACAGACGAGCGAAACCACTCGACTATCGGACTGCAAGAACTCTTGCTGTTTTTCACTGACCCGGAGTGTTGGCATTATATTCCTAAGTTATTCATACCTGGATTATTCATCATGTCTGTTTGTTGACCACCCATCGGGTCCATCTGCCCCATCATAGGATCTTGAGCCGGAGGCATTCCCCCCATTGGAGGTTGTCCCATTGGAGGTCCGGACATAGGAGGTCCGGACATAGGAGGTCCGGACATAGGAGGTTGTCCTAGCATTTCAGGGGGCATCATGGCTGGGTCCATCATCTGACCCATCATAGGACCTGTCATCCCCATGCCCATTGATGCGGGATCGCCAAGCATTGATAGATTTGCGCCTTGAGCTTGTTGTTCAAGATCCCGCAATCTTTGAGTGTAGGGATTAATATCTACTGTTGACATAATATCAGCAGCCGCAGTGCGAAACTGATCCATAATATCGTCTTCGGGTTGGTAGGGTTGGGCAAGATCGCCCAGAGAATAATTATCCATCTTCGAGCCTTTGGTTATGTTCGACAATCTCAGCTTCCATTGCTTCTTTGACTTGTTGCTGTTTGTCGGATGCTACTGTCTCATAACTAAAATTTACATTAATATCTCGAGTTTCTTTATGTTCTGTCTTCACTTTATCGCCATAACCTCTTTTTTCTCCTCGTTTGTCGAGAACATACTTAATAGCTCCGAAGTGTTTATCCTCCACTAAATCGTACAAGGCTTGCTGTGCTACATCTACTTGGGCATCCTGTAGCATCTCAATCTGTGTTCTAAATTCCGGATATTCCTCCATGTGATAATAGTATGTTCTAAGATTCACACCCACCCGTCTACACGTCTCAGCAATGTTGCCTCTAGTTTGGGCAAATGCGTTAGCTAGGGCTCGCCTAGTCTTGACTCCATTCTTCCAATTCTTAGGTAACGCCTTAGTGCGTTTTTCATAGACACGCACTCCCGTGGCTTTGTCTTCATCAATTAACGTCAGTTTTCTGCGCTTTGGCATTATGCCTCCCATATCGTGAGTTCGGTCCTACCCATCTCAGACTCAAATGAATCAACTGAATACCTCGGTAAGACTTGCCAATGGTCTCCGATAATTACATCAGCTTTTTGCAGCATATCTAAACAACTTGTTACGCAGTTATCCACGTCTAGTCTCGAATTAGTATCAATATAGAAATGTAGTGTCATCTGCTTAACCTTTGCTATTGTTGGACCTTTCCAACATTGTGCAATCTCTGCACAAGCCATAGCCTCCCATGTCAAATAATTGACACTAGGTAGCGACTTGTTACCAAAGTTTCTCCTCCGGTTCTTTTTAGCTACCGGTATCCCAGGTAAAGTGAAACTCACTTTACGTCGTTCATTCCCCAATATTTGAGATCTCCATTAGCTGCGGCCTCACGATCTGAGGTGTAAGCCTCTTCCATATACATATTCATAATACCCCGAAATACTGCAGCTTTACTCCAGCCTAATCTCTTGGCTTCTTTCTTCAAGAATCTCTCGTGCGCTACATCTATCCGAACGGATAGTATCTTGCGCCTCTCCCGAATGATCGAGATAATCTCGTCATCGGGAGTGATGCTTAATAGCATCTGGTCATACGACCTCGGATGTTGAATTTTCTTTAATTGTCGCATACTAGCTCCTAGCTGTCATACACTTTTAAATATAAAGCGAATGCGCTTTATTGTCAAGTACTTTGACTATTCTCCAAATTTGGAGGGCCAGGGCGAATGCCCGAACTAACCCAAATGGGTGAGCTAAGGGGTCAAGGGGTAGGTGGATTAACACACTTGTAAGTAATTGCTGAAGATCTAAGATATATTGAGGTGGGTACTTATAGCCCCCCGCTTAGGAGCGCCGGAGGAAAGGTATGCCCCCTATCTAGTAGATAGGTG